TGTAAATGGTGAGAATTACTTCTCAACTGACGCATTTTGGAGAGAACACAGAGGTGAAATTATCGAGGGAATTACTAATAGATTACAATCTATTGGTAGACCTTACGAGATTCCACCTTTGACGCCCTACTCCTATTGTTACGAAAACCCATCAGCTAGTGATTGTATCGCTAGCTGTAGTCAGAGTGACATTTCCGAATCTACCCAGATTAGGATAGCTAAGAAACGGCTCCCTGTGAAACTCTTCAAGAAATTGAAGAGAACAGTATTGTTCTATTCGAAGCTTTACCATGTTAATAGGGCAGTCCTCCTAACGGAGGCAAAATCTATGTTTGAGAATCTTTACTCAGACCATAGATTGCCCGATTCACATAAGCTACACATCAAGCATTTTGATGTTGTGGTCCGTTCTGTCGCAATGAGAATTGCTACACAACCGAATCAGAAGTAAGGAATAGTCACCTTGTTTCTTTGGAAGTTGCACACCTATATAAGGGGACAACATGACAAATGTCAAAAATCCAGTTAACAAAATTGACCATCACTTACAACTATTAGGATTTGCTTCTGTTGGTATTCAGAAACAAATATCTAAGTGGTTGAAACATAACGGTTCCGAATGGACTGTGTCTAGGATTAAAAATCTTAAGACACAATTCCTCCGTGCCTTTTCTGGCGAACCAGTCTCAAAAGACTGGGTTGCGTGGTCAGGGGGTTTACCGAAAGGTACCTTCCGTCCACTCTTTAGACGTGGTTTTAAATCACGTAAGGATAGAAAACTGGTGTTATCTGTTTTGAACAGTTACCTAGTTTTTATCAATCCTAGTAAATCTAAAGAAGAAAAGGTTTACCAAAACATACAAAGATCAATATCTGACAAAGTTTTTGACTTTGTCACATCTCAGTGGGAAAGCTTGTCTATACAAGACAATGACTTATCCAGGTTTAAACATATCTTCTCAAAAGAGTTAGATAAAGATAACCTAAAATTTAGGTTGTCTCCCGGTTTAAACACTGCTAAACCTTTCGTTTCTGGTGATAACCAGTGGTATAAGAGTCTAACTCTTACATCAAGAAAGGTTTTGCCGACTGACCTTATCACTTGTGACTACTTTACCCCCAAAGGCTCTTTCCATAAAGAAGTTTATGGAGGGGAACTTATCTCTCTTTTTGAGAGAGGGAATAAAGTTAGGGTTATTGCTTTACCTCATGCAGAGTTACAAATGGCTCTCGAGCCTTTGCATAGGACACTTAACAAGTGTCTTTCTACTCTACCTGAGGACTGTACCTTTGATCAGGAACAGGGTGCAATATTCGCACAAAATGCGCTTAAGTCTAGAAAGACAGTCCATTCTGTTGATTTATCAGCAGCAACGGATCGTTTTCCATTAAAAACTCCAGATGGGTGTCCTGAGAAAGTTAATCTCTCACGAACTCCATAACTGGGCATCAGCGTTCGAAAGAACAGCTAGATTAAAATGGAAATCACCCTTTGGTGACTTGGAGTACGGTGCTGGACAACCCATGGGCCTTTACGGTTCATTTGCTGTCTTTGCACTAACTCATCATGCAATACTCCAG